GATGTCACCCAGTTCACCGATGGTGGCGAAAGTCTCGGTCGGGTTGCCGCCATCACCGATCTGGATCAGCGTTCCGTGAGATCCAAGAGTGCCCATCTGTCACCTCCTCACTTGCCAGCCCACGAGTCGGGCAGCCGCACCACGCAGAAGAACACGTCGGCAGCCGCCGCGTCGATCAGGAGTTGACCGCCAGTGCTCCAGCCCTCTCGGGTGAATGGCCCGAAGCTGTGATAGCCGCCGATCCCGACCGTCTTGGTCATGTCCTTCGTGCGCCCGTATGGATCTGCGACGCTGGTGATGGTCACTGCCTGCGTGCCGACATTGTCGTTCCGCACAAGCAGGATCTCGCGCCCGGTCAGAGTCACCTGGTTCTTGTTCGTCGGATCTGCCGCTGTCCACGTCAGCCCGACACCGTCGTAGTCCAGCGGTCCACCGAGTGCGATCGCCGTCAATGCCGTCCTTGCCATCGCTCATTCCTCCTGCTTGTTGACAAGCGGTTTCCCGTCCGGTCCCACCAGCGCGGACAGCGTCGATCTTGGCGGCTGGTGCCGCATCATCCAATGACTCCAGAAGGCGCGTTCATCCAGCGAGTTGAAGGGGCAGCGCGTGCACTGCCACAGCGTGCGTCCCTTCCACTCGCGCTTCTCGTACGGCACAGCAGCTGGCTCGGGTGCCTTGCTGACTGGCGCTTGCGTGATCGGCTTCGTGATGGGCGCACGCATCGCCTTCGTCTTGGGTTCGCCGTCGTCCATCAGATCTCCTTCCAGACCTCGAAGTTCGCTGCCGCGATCCATCGGTTGCTGCTGTCACGCTCCATGATGAACGGCGATTGGAGAGGTCGGACCGCGAGGTAGAAACTGCCGTTGATGCTCTCGTTCTTGATGCGGGATAGGTTGCGCCACGCTGCCCATGCCATCGCCATCGCCGTCTCGATGGTGGCTGATCGCGCCGTCAATTGAAGACGCGGTCGCTCGAAGGACGGCAGCACAGAGTCATGGGAGTACGACGGATCGATTCCTTCATAGCCTCTGAGTGCGAGGCACGTGTCAGGCTCGTCGGGCAGTTGGTAAATGAACAGCGTGGACCCGAGCGTGCCGTGCCCGGAGTTCTGGAGGTAGGTGCCCAGGTCTTCGATGAGCATCAGACCCTACCCTTCTTCGCTGCGCGCTTCAATGCTTCGTGCAGTTCTGCCGTGATGAGCGATGTGATCTGCGGCGAGTGACGGACTGCTGGCAACTCCAGGTACTTCGCCTGTCTGCCGCCTGGGTGGTGATAGGTCAAGTTCTCGTGCTGCACCAGCGCGTAAGCACTCGCCGCGCCGCCGTAGCCCAAGTGCTGCACCACCTTGTGGCTGGACTCGATCTTCGGCTGTGCGACGTAGCCGCTCGACATCAGAGTGCCCAATCTGAACGGCACGTAGTTCTGCTTCGAGTCGGTCATTATCTCGTTGGCTGCCCGATACAGGGCGCGAGCAGTTGCCATGACAGCGCTATCGCCGAGCCGCTTGAAGGTGTCTCGCACCTGCTCGGCATTCTCGAAGGCGACCTTGACGCGAACGCTCACAGCAACACCTCTTGATGATGCGTGACGCCAGTCTCGTCGGGATAGGTCAGTACGTCGATGATCGGCGGCTGCGTGCCATCCGGTAGCGTGATGCGATCGACTGCCTTGATGTCGTTGTTGCCGATGATCCAGATGGTCGTGTTCGAGGTGACCTCTTGCCCAGCTACGTTGCGTACCATCCGCAGACGATTGACGACGCGGGCTGCCAAGCTCTCGGCAGTTCCGTAGGTGTGTGCGCCGTACTGATCCAGACCAGTGCGCCGTTCCAGCGTGATCGTCTGGAGGAGAAGATCTGCGAGCGGATGAGTGAGGATCACAGGTACCTCACCGGCAGGAGTGATCGTGCAGCCGCAGGGATCGCGTTCACTTCGACTGAAGCGAATTGGCCCTCGGCACTCTGCGTGTACTCGATGGAGAGATCGCCAACCTTCTTGCTTTTGATGTTGCCCGTCCCATGCGTTGACTTCATGAACACATCGGAGACGGTGAGGATGGCCGCTTGCTCGATCGCTGATGGGAGATTGCGTCCAGACTCGCCGGGCAGGTAGTAGCCAGCTGTGTACTCGACCGTGTAGGTCGGGGCTTCGGTCGTGGGAAGGGTGGCCGGTTCGGTGGCCCATCCGATCCATGCATTGCGGAACCAGCCGACCTCTCTGTAGAGGCTCCCCACATCCGGGTCATCGAGAACGTAGTCGGTGATGGGTTCGCCGTCAGACAGCACCGATGCGACGGCGAGGATGGGCGTCTGCGTCAAGACGAGGATCGGATGATCAGAGCCACGGATGGTCTCGGTGTACACCTGTCGAGCGAAGACGCGGTTGCAGTACCGCTCGATGGCATCGCTCGATGCTTCGATGACTCTCGTGAGGAAGGCATCGATCGTGGTGTCGGTGATCCCGAGTGCATCGTGAACGGCGCTGAGTGTCGTCAGGTTGCGCTCGGCAGCCGGTGTCTTGATTGTCAGCGCCATCGCGACCTCCGAGGTAATGGGGCGAGGTGCTGTCCCCCGCCCCTGGTTGATGTCAGTCGCCCGACTCCATCAGTCCGAGCGTTTTCAGCGCCGCCAGGATCGCGTTCACCTTGACAGCGACCTCCCGCACCGCTTCACACGCCAGAGCAGCTGTGGGCGATGCGAGTGATGGCAGATCGCCATCGTTCGTCCCGCCGATGCTGCCGCCGTTCTCCAGCAGATCGACGATCTCAGTCGTCGGGACTATCGCGGTCAGGTAGGTGGAGAGTGCTTCCCCTGTGTTGGCATTGACGAATGACAAGACGCTCGGACTTTCGAGCACCATGTTGACGGCGTTCGCGCCGCCAGGATTGCGGATCTCGAACGTTTCAGGCACGTCGGCCTCCCTTCCTCGCCGCGACGGTCTTGGTCTCCTTCACAGGAGGCTCCGTAGCGGCAGGGGTCTCTGCGGCGATGATCTGCGTCGGCAGCGCACGGCGCTGGCTGACGAGAGCAGCCGCCTTGGCCGCAGGGAACACAGCGACATCCCCAGCGTTGTAGGAGCCGTGCTGCGTGATGAACGTCACGGAGACGAGTTCGGCCACGAGTCACCCCCTACTCGCTCTGCGCCACGATGCCAGCCGGGGCGAACACGACCACTGCCATGAGCTGGTTCGTGTCGGTGCCGGTGGCGTTGAGATCCTGGTGGACGGAGAACCGGAAGTAGCGCTTGATGCCGCTCAGATCCACCGCCCGGGTGTAGACGCCGGTCTCGGTCGAGCCGCCAGTCCCACCTGTCGCCACCACGGCGCCGGTCGACTCCGCGCCGTCGTAGGTGTAGATGGCAGCGGTGCCCATGTTGCTCGCGGTGTCGTGCTCCACCTTGGACTTGATGGTCAGGGTCTTGGCCTCGGCCAGCGCTGCCTCGAACGGCGCGATCAGCAGGGCGCTGGTCGGCCGGAAGGGCAGGCTGAGGAGATCGATGGTCGCTCCGGTGATGTAGGCGTTGTCGCCCGAGCCACCGGCAGTCGCCGCTGTGTGCTGGCAGGCGAGCTTCGCCTTGAGGAACGCGCCGATGTCGTAGTCGTTGATGGTCACCATGTCAGTCGCTCCTTTCCTTCATCCCGAGACTACGGGATCCAGTTGACCTGTTCGATGACGGTGATGGACTCGTCGTGGCGCATCCCCAGGTCGTGGTGCGCGATCAGCCGCATCACGGTCTGGTCGAGAGAGAACGACGCCTGGACGGCCGAGCCGTCGTAGTACGCCGCCGTGTCTGACGCCGAGACCATCAGCGAGTTCGCTTCGCCGAGCAGCACGTCCGCGAAGTCCACGAGGTAGACCTCGGAGTAGGTGCTGGTCAGGTTGATCGGGATCTCGGTCGTGGATGCGTACGGGAAGCCCCACAGGGTGCCGCGCAGCATCTCATCGCGGAAGGCGAAGTTGCCGTTGGTGTCGCGCACCTGCATCAACCACATCTCGGTCCGCGGAGCGAAGATCCAGCCGGGCCGGATCATGCGGCAGTTGGCGTTGCGGAGGTGCAGGATCGCGTGCGCGAGGTCGGCGGTGACGTTCGCCAAGTTGACGGTGCCGTTCGCGTTGAACTTGTTGGCCGTCGGGCACCAGTAGAGCAGGCCCTTCGGCGCGAACTGCGAGCCGTCCGACCGCAGGAACGCCTGATCCTCGCGGATCGCCATCGCGGCGATCGCGTCGTCGCGGACGATGGTGTCTGCGGAGACGCTCGCGAACCGGAGCAGGTCGTTGGAGATCGGGATGAGGCACGCCAACTTCTTCCAGGTCAGGTTGATCTGGCCGAAGGTGGGAGCGGTCAACGGGAGGTTGTAGCTCTCACCCACGTAGCCGGCGGTCGCGCCACCGGTCAGCTTCGGGAACTGCATCGTGCCATTCGGCATCGGGACGACGGTCGGGTTCATGGACCGCACGACGGATCGCTCACGCAGGAGTTCGATCAGGTCAGCCGACCAGCCCTGGGGGATGAGAACGCCACCGGCAGCAGCGTCGCTCGCTTCGAGCGCCTTGACGACCTCGCCGTCGCCCCACTGGTTCTTGGCGAACTTCGCGGCCTTCTCGGTGTCGCCCTTTCCGGCGCAGACGGCCCGCATGAACCGTCCGGCCTTCAGCCCGCGCTCTTCCCTTTCCGGGTCGGTCTTCTGGCGGGACACGGCAGCCATGATGCTGTCCAGCTGCCCCTTCACGCTCGACTCGTGTTCGCGCTCCTTCTGCTCGGCCAGGATGTCCCCGACCACCTCCTTGATGATGCCCTGGATGTCTTCCTTCTTCATGTTCGTGTGTTCCTTCCTGCC